AGCGACCAATGCAGCGGGGATCCAGGTGACCGATGTCGGTGAAGCCGAGACTAAAGACAATCGGATCTGGCGCATCAAGTGGTACTCGGGGCTTGCGTTGTTTTCGAACCGCGGTATTTCATACGCTGACGGTATCGCTTAATCGTTTCTATGTGACAAAAGTTAGGAGGGCCGATAATGGTCGCACAAGTTTGGATTCTACGAAAAGACGGCAATCAGCCGGTAATCGACGGTATCGTCGGGGCGGTTATTAACTCTGATTCCGCAGATCCCGAGGCGACTGTGATTGCTGAGGCTGTAGCGCAAGGTGTAGCCGGTGGGCATGCCTTGCCCGCAGGTTACTTCACCACGGCCGAGAACGCACTCGCGGCGGGGAATATGGACACTGATGAAGATGCGATCTTTTTCGGTGAACGCTCTCGAACCGAAGTGCTCGCGTAGGTATTGCCCGCATGCGTTGCCGGTATAAATTGCAAGGCCCGCATGCGGGTGCTTCAGGCCATTTCGGTCACTTCGACTTTATTGACGGAGTGACCGTGTGGCGTGATCGTCCACTCGATCAGTGGGAAAAGCTCGACAAGCAGCAATTGAAGTTTCATTCATCCATTCGCGAGACTCAGGAGAACGATGATGGCAGCGCCGCGATTCAATCGCAGAGCGACGTTCAGCCGGATCGGATCGCCCCTGCTGCGCCGCCCGATGATGTCGTCGCAACAGATGCTGAGGCCGACACAGGGAGTTCCGGGGGTGAAGCCGCCGCGCCAAGTGGATCAGGACGCGCCGCGCAGTCGGTAAGCTTGCAAGCGGCGCTTGATACCTTGGATCCGGCGAAAGATGAACACTGGAATCCAGCAGGTAAACCGAGCGTGACTTATTTGCGGGCAGTGACTGGGCAAAAGATCCTACGCGGTGAAATCGATATGGTTGCGCCATGGATGACGAGGGGATACTTGGCGGCGCATACAGCAGAGCAGCGGTGATAGGAGTCGGGCATGGCGTTTCTGGTCGAAGACGGTACGGGCCTGGCAACGTCGAACAGCTACTTGTCTGTGGCGGGCTTCAAAATTTACCACACGGACAGGAAGCGAGATTTTTCTGTTCACACTGACGAGACGATACAAAGCGCTTTAATCGAAGCTTCTGACTACATTGATCGCCGTTATGTCTATGTCGGCTATCGCACTCGAGGCCGAGCCCAGGCTATGGAATGGCCGCGTTCATCGGCTATTGATGTTGGCGATAATCTGATCGATGCTAATTCAATTCCATATGAGATTGCGTTTTCTTGCGCCGAGCTCGCGCTGACCGCTACGGCGGCTGCGCTGATCCCGAATATCGAGTTTGATCCAAGCGGCGGGTTTGTCACCGAGCAAACGGATACGGTGGGCACGGTGCGGCATTCGGTCAAATACTCCACCACGCGAGGCCGCAAGGCATTCCCCTCTTATGGATCGGCGGACTCATTGTTGCGTCGACTCGCGCGATTCAATCTCCAGTTAGTGCGCGCCAGCTAATGGGGATCTTCGCGCGCACCGTCACGGCGATTCAAAAGAGCATTTCGCTATTGGGCCGTCCTGCTATTTTGCGCCAGCAAACGGGTGTTGTTCCAGAGGACCCCGCGAAGCCTTGGCTGGGATCTGTTGAGATTTTCACAGACACCACGGTAGATATGGTGTTCGAGCCATTTCGAGTTGATGAGGTGGATGACACGCTTGTTTTGAGCGGAGACGTGAAGATTTATGTGGGCACGCCGTCGCTAGGAATCACGCAGCCAGCGCCAGGTGACTCGATCATTGATAACGTTCAGCAGTGGCGCATTATGCGCGTGCTGCATTTTTATCCGGGCGTCGATGATGTTGCGTATGAGCTGCACGTGCGAGAATTTTAATGACGTTGCCAATGACAATTCCGCGCGCACAGATCGTGCATGGGCGCGAAACGACGATGCGCTGTAAAAAGTGCGGCGGTGATACATGGCGAGTAATTGGTGAAGTTCGGGCCGAAGAGAAAGACAACCCGTTATTAGTCAAGACACACGCGATGAGAATGATGTGCGATCGATGCGATGGGTGGATCTATCTGGATGAGGTGATTAAGCCGCGGACTCCAGAAGTAACCCGAAAGAAATTTTTTATAGGAGCGAAAAGCTAATGGCGTTAGGTGACACGGTTTTGTTCGACATTGTTGTCGGCGATATATTTGCATTGAAGTCCATTGACATGGACACCGATGTATTCGACATTTTTCTGGCAAATGACACAACGGTTCCCACGCGAGACACGGCTACCCCGGCGAAGACGGATTTTACAGAATGCACGGGCGGCACCTATGCCGAGGTGGCTGCAATTGGCGTTTCGTGGACTGAGAACGCGAACGTATGGGAATGGGTCGCGACGAATCCGACATGGGCGCAAGATGCCTCGGGTCCGACAGACATCGAGTGGGGCATTGTCTACGATGAGACGGCGACGTTGCCGGGCGCCGATCCGGCCATTTGCTTTGTGGATCTGGTGGGCCCCAAGACCACGCAAGACGGTGATTTGACCATTAAATGGTCGAACGGCGCGACGCAAGGCATCGTGTTCGATGTGTCGATGACCTGATCATGGCCGTTGATTTATTCGAGCGCATTCGCGGAGTGGATACGGATTCAACGCCGGGAAACACCAAGATCAGCGAACACGATATATGGGCGATCTTGATCGCGCTTGCCGATGGCGAGGTTACGCGAGCGCAAGTGGAGTCTGCCTACAATATTCCGACGACGGGCGGGCAGGCGACCGATCTCGACTTCCTGGTAGACACCTATAACGGCATTGTGGGCGGACAGGCTGCGACACGACGTGAGAAATATTTACAGCGTATCCATGCCGCCTTCATGCTTGCGACCGGTGAACTGTCAGGATCGATCAGCAAAGCCAATATTCAAACATGGCTGACCAATTCGGCGGTGTAAATGGCAGGGTTTGAGAAATTCGTAGGCCACTTCACCAGTCCGACTTCGAATGACTCGTCGTACTCGATCACGGGCGTTGGCTTTACGCCCAAGGTGGTGATCTTTTTTCCGACGGGAAGAACAAGCACAGGCGCCGGCAGCACTAGTGACGTGACGTTTGGAATAGGAGCTATGACTACCACTGATCAATGGTGCGTTGTCGGTGGTGATCAAGATGCCTATGGTGCTATGCGTGTTAATACCACATCTTTAACCACTCGATGTATCCATGTTCTTGATGGTGATGGAGTTCTCCCTGTAGAAAGTGCATATTTCGTGTCTATGGATGGGGATGGTTTTACGTTGAATTATAATAGGACTGTGGCGTCTGCTTATATCGTCCATTATATAGCGCTTGGCGGCAGTCATTTGAGTGTCGCTGTTGGGGATATGGGACACGTGGGTAGTAGTGGTACACATGAGAGTCCTTCTCTTGGATTTGCGCCTGTTGGCTATTTGTTGGCCGCATCGGACGGAATCGCCTTAGAGGCGTCGTCTGCGTCAAGAGACTTTTTGTTTGTTTTAGGCGGTGGAACATCATCCACTGAGGAATTTGCAATTTCCTTATTTAATGAAAATGACGAAGCACGATCTGACACTGGTAGAGGGCAAGGCGCGACGCGTGTATTTCAGCAACAAGAAGTTGGGAATTCCATATACGTAGAAGTTGAACATTCAGCTTTCGGGGCTGATACTTTCACTGTTAATACAACCGTTGGAGCTACAGGCCCGGATGCGTTTTACATCGCCTTTGGCGGCAGCATCGATTGCTTCATGGGCAACTTTACGCTGAATACATCCGGTGCGACGCAAGCGGTTACAGTTGAAACCGATTTTCAGCCTGATGCCATCTTGTTCATGGGAACGGACCAAACCGCAGACGGTGCGGAAAATGACTTGATGAACAGCGTCGGCATTAGCGACGGTACCAATCATCGTGGCTATGCATTCGGCAAAGACGACAACACCGCGAGCTCTGAACCGACGACGAATGTCAGTCACACGCACTGCATTTTGTCGGATATGAATATTGCTACAGGCGCTGCCGACGACGCTGACATTGATTCGTTCGACGCCAATGGCTTTACGATTGGCCATAACGTCAATCCCGCCACGGCGTGGCGCATCGGTTACTTCGCCATTAAAGACGTGCCCACCCCTTCTTTACTTGACATACCGTCACGCCGGCGCATGGCGCCACTACTTGCAATGTGAGTCAATGACATGAGCAGAATGTACACCGTCGAATTTTCCGATGTTTCTGTCACGGCAGCGGGAACCGATCAGGAATTGTTTTACATTGCCCCCGCTGATGATAAACCGTGCAAGCTGGTTGCCCTTTACATTGCCCAAACGACAGAAGTCGGTGATGCAGAAGAAGAGCAGCTTGGGCTTAAAGTGATCCGTGGTCACGCAACAGTTGGTAGTGGTGGATCGGCGCCTACGCCATCACCGCTGAATCCTAACGATCCAGCCTCTGGATTTACGGCGCGGGTAAATGACACCACGATCGCCACGGCAGGCACACCCATCGAGCTGCATTCGGACGCCTTTAATGTTCGCACCGGCTATCAGATGGTTTGGTTGCCTGATGCGCGGCCGATGGTGACACAGGCGCAAACAACCATGGTTATTCGCATGACAAGCACAGTGGCGGACACCATGACGATGTCCGCCACGCTTTACGTTGAAGAAATGTAGACCTTAGATGACGTTCATATTTCGCTCGCCACCGCCTCACCACCTGTTTCAAAGGCGGGCCCGGTTACGGCGTTTTATCGGTACGGCGGCAAGCGGCGGCGCGCAGAATATTGCCGCCACCAAGGCGAGCATCACCCTAGACGCCAAAGCGATTACCGTTGCCGTTGCGCTACAGACCACGGCAGCGCATATAACTGCTGATGCCAAAGTCGCCAGTCTTGCGGTCGCGCTGGCAAGCACCGCAGCGCACATAACGACTGATGCGAAAGCGTCCACACTCGCTATTGCTCTGGCAACGACGGCTGCGCATCTGACGGCTAATGCGAAAGCAGCCACGATTGGCCTTTCTGAAAATGTTGCTACCACGGCCGCCCATGTCACGCTGAACGCTAAGGCGATCACGATCGCTAATGCGATCCAGATCACAGCCGCGCACATCACCACGAACGCCAAAGCGGCCACGATTCAGCAAACTCAAGCCATTGCGACGACTGCCGCGCACATCACACTGGCCGGAAAAGCGGCTAATTTTTGCATTGAGTTTGCGGCTATCCCGGCGCACGTCGTTGTTGATGCCAAGGCGGCGACAACATCTGCGTCCGTGCAAACCATCAAGGGCGCCATCACGCTTGACGGCAAGGCAGCCACGACGGCGGTTGCGCTGGCTTCGACCAAGGCCGCGATCACTCTCGACGGCAAAGCCATTACCACGGCCATTGGCGTGTCGACGACCAAGGCCGACATCGTTCTGGATGCAAAACTTGCGACTGTTGATCAAGTTCAAAACATCGCGACCGTTGCTGCAAGCATCACCCTCGACGGCAAGGTCGCCACAGCGGCGATTGGGATAGCCGCGACTAAATCTGACATCGTTCTGGATGCCAAGGCGATCACAGCCGCGGTGGGTATCGTGGCCCCATCGGCCGCCATCACACTGAACGGCAAAGCCGTCACGATAGAGAACGCTTACGCGACAACGGCCGCGCACGTCACTGTTGATGCGAAATTAATTGGCGTTGCAAGGGCGTTGCAGACCACTAAAGCCGCGCTTGTCATTGATGCCAAAGCAGCCACGACAGCTGTGGCAATCACAGCCCCGTCGGCAGCCATTATTGTTGACGGCAAGGCCGCCAATTTTGTTATTGAATTTGTAGCAACGCCTGCTCATGTGACGTTGGATGCAAAAGCCGCCACCGCACAAGTCGGAATCTCGACCATCGCGGCTGCAATCACGCTCGACGGCAAAACGACCACACTTGCCAATGCCTATGCAACCACAGCGGGATCGATTGTCCTTGACGGCAAGTTAGCCAGCGCCGCAAGAGCCGTGGCGGGGATTGCCGCGCACGTCACGCTTGATGCGAAATTATCCACTGTTGAACAGGTGCAATTTATCGCGGCATCGCCGGCCTCGGTCACGGTGGATGGTAAGGCGACCGGGGTATTGCGTGGCCTTCAAACTTCGCCCGCTGCGATTATTCTCGACGCCAAGGCAGTCACTACGGCGCGCGCGATAACGGCTCCTGCCGCGCATTTGACGCTTGATGCGAAAGCGAGCACGGTTGCCAATGCTTACGCGGCAACGCTGGCCAGCATCACGCTTAATGCGAAAGCGGCGCGATTTGCGGTTGAATTCCCCACCACTGCTGCGCACATCACGCTCGATGCAAAGCTGTCGACTGTTGATCAGGTTCAGTTCATTGCGACGACGGCCGCATCGATCGTCTTGGATGCGAAGGCGTCCACGCTGGCTCGATCGATTCCTTCGAGCTCTGCTGCGGTGGCTGTTGATGCCAAGGCGAGCACGCTGGCTAGAGCCATTTCAACAGGATCTGCGGCGATCACCCTCGACGCCAAGATCACCACTGTCGAGCAAGTGCAAAACATTGCGACAACCGCTGCGTCGATCGTTATCGATGGCAAGGCGATTACGGTTGCCAACGCAATCCAGAGCAGCGCTGCACGCCTGGCACTCGATGCGAAGTTGTCGCGTATTGCAAACGCAGCGCAGACCACGAAGGCGGCTGTTGTCTTAAATGCCAAGGCGGCCACGATTACGCTGGTTTCTGCGGCTCAGGAAATTGCGACCACCGCTGCGTCGATCACTCTTGACGCGAAAGCGATCACGGTTGCCGTCGCGGCTCAAACAACAGCCGCAAATATCACGCTGGATGCCAAGAACACGACCCTTGCAAGGGGCATTAGTGTTGCGGCTGCGCACATCGCTGCTGATGCGAAACAAACGCGCCTCGAATTCGCTATCGCGGCAACTTTATCGAGCTTGGTGCTGGATGCCAAAGCGAGCACGATCGTTCAGGCGAGCGTTATTGCAACCAGTAAGGCATCGGTGGTTCTTGACGCCAAAAACAGTGTTCTCGCTCGGGCCATTAGCGCGACGGCTTCCGCGGTTGTCCTGGATGCCAAGGCGGGTCGCGTTGCTCGATCGGTGCAGTCTTCTGCGGCGGCTTTGGTCATTGATGCGAAAGCCACGACGGTTATCCAAGATCAGTTCGTGTCCACCACTAAAGCGAGCGCCACGCTTAACGCTAAGTTTGCGAAGTTGCGACGTGGTGTTGCAGCGATCAGTGCAAATATTGGGATTGTGGCGCGGGCGGCATCGATTGCAATTGCGGTTGTTACCAGTGCCGCGCATGTTGATATCGATGCGAAAGCCGCGACTATCGAGGTTATTGAGCAAACATCTGAGATCCCGACCGCACCTGCAAAAATAACGATTAACGGCAAATCGTTCACGCTTATACGATCTTTGTCGGCGACTGCGGCGCATATCCTTGTAGATGGAAAACAAGGCGCTGTTTCTCAAATTACAGGCGTTTCCGCATTACTGCCTGCCATTGTGATCGATTGTGTCGATCCGATGGTGGTGCTGGATGTTTCTGGCGATGTGATGGTGGTCGTGGATTGCACCGAGCCCATGGTCGTGGTGAACACGGACACCGTATAAGGATCTGATCATGGCCACATATGACGCAACTAAAGCCATTTGCTACGCACGCGGTGATACGCGTCCGATTACTTTTCAACGCACGCAAAATGGGGCGGTGTTGGATATCACTGGATTTACATTCCAGTTCACAGTGAATACTGACTTGAATCCGAGTGACGCGACAAATGAGCAGTTTACGCTAACGGGCGTGATCACGGATGCAGCCAATGGTTTGTATGAGTTTCGCCCTTCATCAGTGAACACGGATCTGACGCCAAAGCGATACTACTACGATGTGCAGCAAGTCGACGGTAGCGGCTACATTCACACGATCGTGAAATCTGATTTCGATCTCGATCAAGACATTGAAAAGGATTGATGGTGGGCGCTAGAGCCGATGCGGTGGATCTTATTTTTGGTGAATTCAACACTGTCTGGGCGGCGAATGCGCCGGCGCCGATCCCTGTTATTGCTTGGGAGGATCAAGTATTCGATCCACCCGATACCGCCGACAGCTGGGTGCGGGTCAGTGTTCGCCACGGTGATGGCGATTTAATCACGATGGGCCCGGTTGGTAGCCGAGTGTGGAGAAATGATGGCGTGGTGATTGTGCAAATTTTCACTCGCTCAGGAATCGGGCGAGAAAATAGCGACGCGTTAGCCGAGGTGGCCATTCTAGCGTTTCGAGGAAAGTCAGTCGGGGTATCGCCGTGCGTTCGTTTTCGCGACATCAAACCAAGGGAAATCGGCCCTGATGGGCCTTGGTATCAGCAAAACATAACAACTTCTTTTGAATACGACGAAACAGCCTAAAGGAAATAAACGATGGCGATTACAGCAGACACTAATAGAACGGCAATCGGCCTCGTTGAAGAGGTTACATTTGGCGTGACGCCGGCGACACCAGCCATTACAAATGTTCGGGTGACCGGGCACCCTAATCTTGGTTACGTTCCTCAGACGGTGACGTCTGAAGAAATTAGAGCCGATCGGCAAGTGACTGATCTGATCCTTGTGGGCGCTGAAGCCGGCGGCGATCTCGGGATGGAAGTTAGCTTCGGAGCTTTAGATATCATTTTCGAGGGTGCTTTGGCCTCGACTTGGGATACTAAAGCCTATAGGGAAGGTGGTACTGCGATTTCAGCAGTAACAGCTGCAACGGATTACACCGTGACTGACGTGACTGGTGATAACTTTGCGGCTGGGATGCTCGTTCAGGCAACTGGCTTTGTTCAAGCGGCGAATAACGCTATTTTTAGGGCTGGGGCGGGCACTAGTAGCACGTCAGTCGTTTACGCAAGCGCTGCGACCGAGACGCCTGGATCAACGGCTAAGTTGCGTGCGGTTGGCTTTGAAGGAGCCACTGGAGACATTACGACTACCGCAGGTGGCACGAATAGCATTGATAGCACGCTTCTCGACTTTACAACGATGAATATGGTGGTGGGTGAGTGGTTGTTGATTGGTGGCGATCTCGCTACTGAGCAGTCAGACACTGCGGCGAATAACGGCTGGGTGAGGATTCTGACGATCGCAGCCAATACGATCACCTTAGACGTCGTGCCGGCCGGGTGGGCCAGTGATACGAACGCCTCGAGCACACTTCAGATTTTCATGGGTGAAAGCCTGGTTAATGGCACTACGCCGAAGTCCTATAGCGTTGAACGTCAGTTTCAGGACCATGCCTCGCCTACTTACGAGCTTTTTAACGGAATGCGGGTCAACACCGTTTCTGTCGAATTTGAATCCCAGTCGATCATGAACGCAACCGCTAACTTTATGGGCCTTGATGCGTCAATGTCCACGACCCGGACGGCTGGTGCTACCGATGTGGCCGCGCCCACGAACGAAGTTCTTAATACTTCTAGTGATGTTTCAGGCATCGATGAAGGCGGCGCGGCGGTTGGCGATCCGAATTATGTTCTTGATGGATCCATTGAGTTTAATAACAATCTTCGCCGACAAAATGCGGTCGGGTCGTTGGGATCGGTCGGAATTGGGTATGGTGAATTCAATGTCACGCTTACTTTGAATACCTATTTCAGCAATGCCACCCTAGCCCAAAAGGTGATCAGCAACGCTCAATCAAGTTTTACGTTGCGGACTCGTGATGGTGCCTCGCATTCGTTTGTCATGGATTTCCCTGCGATGAAGTTCTCGTCTGGATCGCCCAATGTTCCGGGCAAGAATGACGATGTGACGCTCTCCTTAGAGGCTCAAGCGTATCGTCACCCAACGCTAGGATATACTGCGCTAATGCAGAGGTTTTATTCGACGACTTAAGAGGTCCCCTATGACATCGATGTTCAAAAGATTCGACACGGATCCCGATCTTGAGAAGGACGGGGTTTGGATTGAGTACGAAGAAGGGCAGCAAATTAAGTTGGCCAGAATTGGTGGGGCGAATATGCGCTACATCAACATGGCCAGGGAGGCCATGAAGCCTTACAAGAGGAAGATTGATACGGATAGCATGCCCGATGCTTTAGTAAGAAAAATAATGGGGCCGGTTTACGCAGAAACCATACTTTTAGACTGGCGAGGTGTTAAAGATCTGGACGATAAGGATTTGCCGTACAGCAAAGAAAATGTTGTTCTTATTTTTGAGCGTTTTCCAGAATTTTTCGCGGATGTTTCAGCTGAGGCCGTTAAGCTGGAGTGGTTTTATCGTGAGGAGGAGAAGGAAGACATAAAAAACTTATAGAGTGTCTTTACTATGCGCTGGTCTACGCTCCGCAAGAAGAAAAGATTGTAGCTGAAGCGTTAAAGCGAGGGCACGAAATACCGGGGGTTTATGCGAATCCTCCTTCTTTGAGGTTTGGACTTGATCTTGTTTATGAGGGGTTTACTCAGACATCGACTGATCGCCAGCTAGGTTTTAATGGTGAGGGCGACATTCCTTGGTCGGTTATTATGGAGTATGCCGATCGAAAGGACATTTATGATCTAGATGAGCGAGAGCAGTTTCTAAGATTCATTCGAGCGATGGATCGCAAATATCTGGAAGTCAGGAAAGATCAAAGTGAAAAGAAGAGTAAGCAATAGCCTTCCTGAGTTTGGTAAGAACATGGATAAGCTTTCCCAAGAAATCAGTAAAGGCATGGATGAAGTCTATCGTCGTGCATTTTTGTCTGTTGGGAAAACCGTTGTCAACGCTACGCCTTTTGATACACACAGGGCTAAGGGTAATTGGCAGCCGAGCCTGTCTAGGCCCATAACGAGGCCAAGAGTAAATACTTTCGGCGCCGGTGCTTCGATTGGCGACATGAAACGGATCGCCTCGATCTTGAAGCACCCGATTACCGCCTACATATCCAACAATCTTGATTACATCGGACTTCTTAACGGTGGATCGAGCCAGCAGGCTCCTGCTGGCTTTGTGCAGATTTCTGTTAACGCTGGACTTCGATCGATTCGTGACGCTCGCGTTCTAGGCCGACGTGTTTCTGTTTCAGTGAGTCAAAGATAGTGGCAGAAGAAATTGTACGGATCCGATTTGAGACCACTGGCGGTGCTCGAGCAGAAAAAACCACCAAGCGGATAGGGGCGACCGCAAAAGCATCGGGCCGTAGTGTTAACCTTTTACAAAAGGCGTTAGTCGGCTTAGGCGGCGCATTGGGCCTGCGCGAACTCATTAGGACGGCAGACGCTTACGCCGAGATAAAAAATCGGATCAAGCTTGTCACGAGTAGCGGAAATGAGCTAGCTGTTGTGATGGGCCGGGTTAAAAAGATTGCTTTGTCATCGAATCAATCATTTGAATCAACGACAACGCTTTATCAACGGCTTGCTCAAGCATCTAAAGTCCTGGGTAAGAGCCAAAATGATGCACTCGGTATAACGCAAGCAGTCTCTGATGCTGTGAAAGTTTCTGGCGTTTCTTCTCAAACAGCGAGCGCGGGTATTCGACAATTTGCGCAAGGGCTCGGAAGAGGCCGGCTTGATGGTGAAGAGCTTTCGAGTGTTTTAGAAAACCTTCCACGACTAGCGATAGCCATTGCCGATGGGATGGGGGTTCCCGTTACCGCGCTCAAGGAATTAGGCGCGGCCGGAGCCATTACTCCAGAAGTTATTTTTAAGGCGATGGAAACGGCGGCGGCTGGGTTGCGCACTGAAGCTGAATCTATGCAAGTAACCATTGGGCAAGCCTTCGAGAACATTAAAACTGAATTTATTGATTTCATCGGTAAGCTCGGCGAAGGATCGGGCGTGATCAATCTTGTGGGCCTCGCATTGGGTGGCCTAGCGACACATTTTACTGTTATCGCCTCTGCGTTGGTTGGCTTTGGCTCGGCTTGGGTCATTGCCAAAACAGCAGCGATAGGATACGGAATCGCTGTTTCTGGAATAACGTTAATTCAGAAAGGATTTACAGGTGCATTAAGGATAACTCAACTTTCGATTTTGAACAGTCTTTATATAACAGCCGCCAAGAATGTAAAAGCACTTAGTCTGGCACAGGTTCTTTTTGCAACGGCTACTGGAACGGCTACGGGTGCGTTAAGGATATTTAGGCTGGCCTTATTGAGGACGGGTATTGGCGCGATTGTTGTGTTGTTGGGCTCAGCTATCGCTTGGCTGGTTAACTTTGGCTCGACTTCTGAAAAGATAGCCGGCCAAACCGTCACAGGGTGGGAGAAGATACGAGTGGCTCTAAGCTTGGTTGGCGGCTTTTTCCGACCCATGCTGGAAGCCTTAAGCGGGTTGTTTGATGGATGGAAGATCGGATGGGATAGCATTGTCGGAATTGCAACTAGCGCTGTGGATAACATTTTACGCGCGGCTTCCGGGGCGGGCCGCGCAATAGCGGCGATTGCTTCAGGAAATCCATTGGATGCCTTCGACGCTTTTTCGTCCGCATTTTCTGATAAAGAAGGCCCACTTGCCGACGTTAAATCATCTTACGATAACGCGCTCGCGGATTATTTAAAGAACAGGCCGAACACCGGTAAAGTTAATTTAGATACGCCGTTGGGAACGCCACCAGATCCAGCAGTTGACCCAAAGAATACGGCAAAAGCATCGAAGGCCGCAAAGGCAGCGGCCGAGGCGGCTATCAGGCAGGCTGAGAAAGTCAGGGACTCCATTGCTGACATGGGTCGCGAAAAGTCAGTTCTAGAGGAACTATCTGCGGCTCGGAACATGAGCGAGATAGGGCTGCAAAAACTCACTTCTGCAAGGGAGGCTGAAGATAAGATCAGAGAGCTCGGAATTAGCCAAACAAGCACGGAAGCCGATCGCATTCGGACCTTGGCCAGTGAAATCACGAATCTTAGCCTTGCTCGAGACGCGGCGTTAGAGATCCGTCAGGAATTTGAAGATATCGTGCCTAGTTTTGAGGCGCAAAGCGCGGCATTGATGAGGTGGCGTGATGATACGCAAGCAACACTCGCCACGGCAGGCAATGGCTGGGAAGAATACGCGAACCAAGTGGATGTCGTGTTCGATCAGAGACTAAAAGATGCGTACATGCGCAATCTTGAGATGTCTAAATCAGCGGCTGATGGCGTTCAGCGATCGCTGTTAAAGATCGCCGAAGAAAATAGCGATATGGCGACAATGATGGAAGGGATCACGACCAACGCTTTTAGCTCGATGGAAGATTCGCTCGTTGAATTTACAAAAACAGGGAAGTTCGCCTTTAAGGATTTTGCCGACTCTATCGTCGAAGATATCACCAGAATGATTGTTAAGACTCAGATCACAGGGCCACTGGCAAAGATGCTGTCGGATGGTCAAGGGGCGTCTACAGGGCAGGGCGGCGGTTTTGGCGGGATTCTTGATCTGTTCAGCAGTGGTGGATCCGCGAAATCTGGTGCTGGAAAGGGTAGCTTTCGTGCTGCCCAAGATGCGGGGATCAGTCAATCTGGCGGTGGTGGACTGATTAGCTCTCTGAGCAGTGGGATCGGATCTCTCTTTAGCGGTTTTGGCGATTTATTTAGTTTTGCCAATGGCGGAAGCTTCAACGTTGGCGGTGCCGGTGGAACAGATTCACAGTTAGTCGCTTTTCGAGCGAGTCCGAATGAGACGGTCACGGTGCGTCGTCCTGATCAGTCCGGCAGCTCAATCAACATCACGAATAACTTCACCATCAACGCACCGAACGGCATTCCGCGCGAGACGCAAGCGCAAATCGCTGCACGCGTTGGAGAACACACACAGCGTGCGATGCGCAGGAATAACTAATGGCCTTCCTTGAAACGCCACGTTTCCCTGACGACATCGCCTATGGCAGTAAGGGTGGCCCGCAGTATCTGACCAGCGTCCCAATGTTCGCGTCGGGGCGTGAAAAGCGCAATGTCTTATGGGCGCAATCGCGGCATGTTTTCGATGTGGGCTACGGGATCCGCGATCAGGTGCAACTGGATTCGTTGCTGACTTTTTTCCATGCAGTGCAAGGCCGCGCGCATGGATTCCGGTTCAAAGACTTCGCGGACTTTCACACGGGCACACCGGGCGGTCATGGGCCGTCAGGAACGCCTGTCACGACACCGACGAAAGACGATTACAGTTTTGGTACGGGCGATGATGCAGAAACTGTATTTCAATTGACGAAAGCATACGTTAAAGGGTCGTTGTCGACGGGCCGCGTGATTTCCAAGCCTATCAATGGCACGATCTTGATCGCCATCGATACCGTGCTGCAAACTGAAACGACCCACTATAGCATTGACTACTCGACGGGCCTGGTGACCTTTGTGACCCCGCCAGCAGCCGCGGAAGATTTGACGTGGGGCGGTCAATTCGATGTGCCATGCCGATTTGAAAGCGATCAATTAACGACCGTTCTGGATCACTACTTGCATGGATCAATTAATGTTGGGCTGGTCGAGATCCGCGTGTGACCAAGTCAGTCCCCGCACCTTTGCGAACCCACTTTGATCAAGAAACGACAGCGCTCACTACGTGCATTTATTTCAGGCGTCAAGATGGTGTGGAGTTTCGCTTTACCGAGCTTGACCAGAATCTCCCGGTTCCCGGTCCAAAACTAGATGCACGTGGTCGTGATGTCTCCGGTACTTTTTTGTCTGCGGGCGGGCAGACGCCGAGTTCGATTAGCTCTGCTAGCACCTTGAGCGTTGATAATCTGGAAATAGTCACGGTGTTATCGAATGCCGGGATCACCGAGGTCGACATGTACGTCGGTCGGTGGGATTACGCAGATTATGACATATTCCAAGTTCCGCACGAGGATCCGTCTATCGGGATCATGTGGCTGATGTCGGGCAAGCTGGGCGAGGTCTCGATGTCGCGGGGATCCGATACGGGTACGGTGGAATTGCGATCGAAGTCTGTGCAATTACAAGAGCCTTTCGGGCGCTTGGTGTCACACGAATGTCCGACTGATCTAGGTGCTTTAGATTGCGCGGTGATTGGCTTGATCTATCCGTGGGTAACGTTAACCGCTTACGCGCTGGGTGACAGGATCCGCAGCTCTGTGTGGGAACGGCGCCATTATGTGTGCACCACGGCCGGCACCAGCGGAGTTAATGAGCCAGTGTGGAATTTAGCGCTGGATGCAACGACGACGGACGCGACGGTCGTTTGGACAACGTATTCGCCCTTGCGCGGCGCTCAGTGGCTCGCGACGACCGTTTACGCACTGAATACCGTAGTGACCGCGACCGCGTTCGATAAACGCCAATACCGATGTACAACGGCGGGCACGTCATCGGGCAGCGAGCCGACTTGGAATACAACGCTTGCTGCGACGACTGCGGATGGCTCTGTGGTGTGGACGACAGAGCTGGGGATCTCTTGGGATGGATCGGCAACATCGGTCACGGATCAGACGACCTTCGAGGACACGGCGTTAACTGATGCGACGCTGGTGGATGATTGGTTTAAGTACGGCATGCTGACCTGGTTGACCGGCGACAATGCTGGTCTCGAGTCAGAGGTTAAGACCTATACCAAGGCCACGGGTACGGTCGTGTTTTGGAGCCCCGTTCCGTTTGCGATCCAGATTGGTGATACTTACGTTATCGAAACCGGCTGCGATAAATCACCGATCACCTGTAAAGACAAATTTAATAATAAACTCAATTTTCAGGGCTTTGAGCATGTGCCAGGCCGAGATGTGATGATTCAGACACCCGGCAGCAAGGCGTCATGATTACACGCGCCCAGGTGGTCGAGGTGGCGCGTACCTGGCTTGGCACACCGTTCCACCACCAGGGGCGAGTGAAGGGCGTAGGGATTGACTGTGTGGGCCTGACGATAGGGATCGCGCAAGAATTAGGGATCGTCTCTGATGAGGTGATCGCAAGCTTGCCGACAAACTACCAGGCCCGGCCTGATCCCGTTCTGATGCAACGATTATTGTGCGAGCACATGACTCCTGTATGGCCACCACAGATCGGCGATTGGATTTGGATTGCTGAGCCGCACATGCAGCCGACGCACGTTGGACTGAAGATCAGTGAAGTCAGCATGATCCACGCAAACGGCGATCCGAAAGTCTCGCTTGTGGTCGAAGATCCGTTACGCAAGGGTCATATACGACGAGCCAAGGGCGCGTTTGCCTATCCGGGGATCATCGATGGCTAATCTTGCACTCGGACTTGTCGGTGCGGCGCTGACCGGGGGCAGTCCGATCGGTTTTCAGATCGGATCAATGCTGGGTAATTTGTTTTTCGGCGGGGCAGAGGACACCGCATCGGAGACCTTTGGTCCTCGACTGAATTCGCGCACGGTTCAGATCTCAAGTTATGGGGCGATGATCCCTGAGATTTACGGCACGATCCGCACTGCCGGCAATATGATCTGGGTGCGCAATAACGAGATCGACGAAACCGAAAACATCACCACATCGACGCAGAGCGCCCCGAAGGGGTTTGGCGGCGCCACGCATACAAGCACACACACGTCCTACAGCTATTCCGCGCGAATGGCTATTTTGTTGTGTCGAGGCCCGATCACTGGGGTGACGCGTATTTGGTGGAATGGCAATCTCGTATGGGATCGGCGCGATGCGGGAACGCCCGGCGGAACATTGCCGATCACGATCTACACCGGATTGGATGATCAAGATCCTGATCCGGCGATGGAAGAAGCGCTTGGCGTTGGCGAAGTTTCAGCACTGCGCGGATATGCCTATGTTGTATTTCAGGATGTTGAGCTTGCTAATGGCGGCAATACGATCGGCAATTGGGAATTCGACGTGGTTAGCGATGGCACTTTAGAAACGCCGCCAGAGCACATCTTTAGTCCCGATGGTCTTCAGAGTGGGATGGTCAGAGATCCGAGGACGGGACTCGTTTGGGCTTCGTCAGAGCCGATCCCGGTCGGTGAAGCTATCATTATTGATCCGTATACTGACGATATTGTTGGTCGTACTCCGGCACCAACGGGCGGTACGGGGTTTTTCCAGATGCCTGGCGAATTCAGCCAATGGGTTGCCGGGTTTCAGCCTGAATTGACAAGCATCGATATATTGACTGGAGAGCCGATATTTTTACCGGCCAGGATGTTTTTTAGTGGGGGCGGTCTACTTCCAAGAACGCTTGTGGTCATTGATGCCGACACGCACCAAATTGTCGCTACTCAGCCAATGGTTTATAGCCTTTTTGGTGGATTCGTATGGGATCCCGCATTGCAGGTGATGTTGTTTTATACAGGACAAGGCGGAGGATCCATAGAAGTCATTGATCCCTGGACCTTGAATGTT